TATAATAAACTTCCAAAACGTTCATTTTGCCCCCTTTACGGCCTCAATATGGGCCTTTATTTTTGCATAAGCCTTAACAAGGTCATTTTGATTTACGGTTACACCGATGGAACCCTCACCGCCTTCAGGTGATAAGAAAATAGAAATTGCCTTTAACTCTTTTAGATTGAGGATAGCTCTAAGGTTGATGGATACTTCTTGATTTACTTTGTTCATTACTTAACTCCTTGTGTCTTAATGATCCTTTGAATCATTATAACACGAGGAGTTATAATAGCAATACAAGGTTACCTTAAGATAAGCGACCGCTATCGACTCACTAAGCAAAGGAAATATTCCTGATATCAATCGATCACTTCACCATATTAATAGACAAAAAAGAGCTGTTGGTGTGACGTGAATAATAATAGAGGGGGTCGTGGGTCACCTCTCACTACGAGACCTAAAATCTCAAATAGTATAACGCTCAACAGCATTATTCCTCGGGACAAAGGAGTAGCGCGCATGTATCTTGCATCAACCCGGCCCAAGAGATAACATGCTAAACGGAGCAAGAGTGAAACAAAGTGATATGCGCTTGATGAATATTAAGATTCAAGATCTTCCTGATCTAACAGGGATATTGACGAGGTACGATCCAAAGGTCGGTAAAGCTGTTTGCCTCCTAGTGAGTGAGGGGTTTACCCTTAAGGAAGTAGTGCAGAGGTTGCCGATAAAGTCAGTGACTAATATATATTCATGGCGTTCCAATCATGGGGACTTCAGAGAAGCTTTCGAGGCCGCGAAAAAAGATGCAGCAGATACATTTGCAGACAGAATCCTTGAAGTTGCATCATGTGATAGTATCGGAAAAGAAGATGTTCCGGGGGAGAGACTTAAGGTTGAATCATACAAATGGCTTGCAGAGAAAGCGAATCCTCAGAAATATTCCCCTAAGAGTGTAATAAGTGCCGACGAAGATCATCCTTTGCAGATTCTTATAGACACGGGAATAAGCAGGCTTGAATCAAAGGGAACGGATACAACAGAGGTTGACTCTCATGATGGTCAGGTTGTTGCTGATAAAGAAGGGAAACCCGATATTGAGGTTAGTTGTGATGGAGACGGTGCCGGACGAAGAGATTCCTGAGTATATTAATTTATGGGACGGCCCCCGTACAGAGTCGAAGGACTCATTGATCGGATACTACTTATACAAGGTAAGTGATCATGGTCTTATTTATAAAGAGGAGGAGTAGGTGGGTGACTCCGTATGGGAGGCTTGCATACTATTGTTGCCTCTTAGGCTTGCACTTGATGTATAGAGTGAGGACTGGTTCGAAGAATATCCCTTATATTAAAAGGTGTGAGTGTGGAAAGCGAAGAGAGTTTAGCTAACCTTAATGTTGACTCCAGCAAAATCAAGAGAATATCGACTGGGTATGCTCCTAGACCTTTGCAGAGGATCATACATCAGAACATGAAGCGATTCAATGTGCTAGTGTTGCATAGGCGCTTTGGTAAGACGGTGCTATCAATAAACGAGTCAATCGATCGGGCATTACGCTGCCCCTTAAAATCCCCACAATATGCTTATGTTGCCCCTACTTATGGCCAGGCCAAGAGGATTGCATGGGAATACTTGAAGGAATATACGAAGGACATACCAGGGGCCAAACCTAATGAAGCGGAGCTTCGGGTAGATATTCCTAGACCACACATGAAGGATAAAATAAGATTTATGCTTCTAGGGAGTGAGAACCCGGACACATTGAGGGGGATATATCTCGATGGCGTTGTACTCGACGAGTTCGCAGTATGTGACCCTACCATTTGGGGACAAGTTGTGCGTCCTGCACTTGCAGACCGTATCGGTTGGGCGATATTTTTGGGGACTCCAAAAGGGCAAAATCATTTTTTTGATCTATATAATAAAGCGAGGAAAAATCCTGACTGGTATGTCTGCACGTATCGAGCTAGTGAGACGAAGGTTCTTTCCACATATGAACTTCGAGCTGCGAAAGATGAGATGAGTGAGGAGGAATACCTTCAGGAGTTTGAGTGCAGCTTCACTGCTGCTAACACAGGTGCATACTATCAGAAGCAGATGCTTATCGCTGAGGCAGAGAATAGAGTCACTAGTGTTCCTTATGATAGCTCTTGCTTTGTAGACACTTACTGGGACTTAGGCATTGGGGATACGACTGCTATTTGGTTCTTGCAGGTTGTTGGTCATGAGTATCACTTGATAGATTACTTGGAAATGTCGGGCAAGGGTCTTGATTATTTTGTGTCGGAGATAAATAAGAAACCGTATACGTATCGGGAGCATACTTTGCCTCATGATGCGAGGGCAAGAGAGTTAGGGACGGGTAAGAGTAGGGAAGAGACTCTTAGGACGTTAGGTATGACTCGCCTTTATATTTTGCCTAGGTGGCAGGTTGCCGATGGGATCAATGCTGTGAGAACGATCTTGAGTAAGTGTTGGTGGGACAAGGATAAATGTGAAAGAGGTCTCTTGGCGCTTCATGCGTATGAGAGAAAATGGGATGCGAAGAATCAGATATTTCAGGAGAAGCCTAAGCATAACTGGGCATCTAATGGTGCCGATGCGTTCAGGTATTTAGCAATGGGTGTACGACCTGAGTCACAGCGAGTACAATCGGAAGTTCTTCGGGAGTACAGAGATTCATATCAAGAGTACGATGTATTTAGTTTGTAGGAGGATATTATGGGAGTATGGACAGCGGCAGCGGCAGGTATGCAGGCGCTAATGGGTGGGGCGGCATATGTCGGGAGAGATTTTTTAGGAAGTATGATTCATGACGTGGGTCATGAAGCGGGGAAGATTATAGGTGTGACTCAGGCGCAACAGCGGTCGAAGGATGAAGCTAGAGAAGCGACGGCCTCATGGGCGCATAGATATAAAGCTTCTGATATAGAAGCGTTTTCTAAATTAGGAAGTCAGTTAACAACAATGACTCAGGCAGAACTAGACGAGGCCAAGCCTAAAGCGACTACGTCTAAAGGTTACGGAGATGCTGGTGCATCAGCGGCTTCTATGGGTGTAGCTGAGAAGAAGAAGATAGAAGGGCTTTACCAGAAGTCGACTGCCCGTATGGGGGAAGTGACGAGGGGAAGGTTGCGTCCTGGTGTGAGGAAGCAGTCCATGTTGACAAGGAAATATTAGATGGCAACAGAGTATATAAGAAAGTATGAAGCATTGAAGAGTGAGAGAACGAACTGGGATAGTCACTGGGAAGAGTGTGCTCAGTTTATAGTTCCTAGGAAAGATGATGTTCACCAGACATTGTCGTCAGGAGCGAAGAAATATTCTAAAGTGTATGAGACAACGGCCATACATTCGAACGAACTCTTAGCTGCGGCCCTTCATGGAATGCTTACGAACCCTGCTACTACTTGGTTTGAACTGTCTACAGGTGATGAGCCGACAGATCAGGATGATGAAGTTAGGCTTTGGTTGCAGAATACAGTCAAGCAGATGCACAACGTATTGAATGCATCTAACTTTCATACGAATATCCATGAGTTGTATTTGGACTTAGGGTGTTTTGGTACGGCCCTTATGCGTATCGAGGAAGATGATGAAGAGGTTGTACGGTTTCAGACACGACCTATATATGAAGCGTACCTCCGGGAGAATGCCCAGGGGACGATCACCACTATTTATAGAAGTTTCAAGCTAGACGTAATGCAGATAGCAGATGCGTTTGGGACGGATAATTTTGACTCTCAGTTGGATAGTTTTTTAACTAGTAACGATAGTCAGAAGCATGAGATTCTTCACGTAGTAGAACCCGTAGAAGAAGGTGATGAGTACGCTAGTAAAGGCTTTAAGTTTAAGAGTCTTTATATATTGAAAGAGAGAAAGATTTATTTAAAGACGGGTGGATTTAAGGAGTTTCCTTATGTGGTGCCTAGGTGGACGAAGATAGCAGGTGAAGTCTATGGACGTAGTCCAGGGATGAAGGCCCTAGCTGATATTAAGATGACGAATGTTGTAGCAAAGACGATATTAAGATGACGAATGTTGTAGCAAAGACAACGATTCGGTCAGCTCAGAAGGTAGTAGATCCACCGCTGCTTATGCCCGATGACGGGTATATGATGCCGTTCAAGACAGCTCCTGGGAGTATTAACTTCTATAGACCGGGTGCTCAGGAAGTGAAGCCACTGAATACGGGGAGTCGGGTAGACTTCGGTGTTCAGTTTATGGAACATATTAATATTAGGATTAGACAAGCGTTCTTTATAGATCAGTTGCAGCTCAATACAGGGCCCCAGATGACCGCTACGGAAGTGGCGCAGAGGACGGAAGAGAAGCTCAGACTTCTAGGTCCTATCTTAGGTCGTCAGCACTATGAACTTCTTAAGCCTTTGATCGATAGAACTCTTCAAGTTCAGTACAGCTCCAAGATTGCTAAGGCCCAGAAGAGTGCCGATGCAGATACTCTTATTAAGGTTATGAATGTTATCGGTCCGATGGTTCAGCTACAACCTGAGATCATGGATAACGTTAACGGTGATCAGGCCTTAAGGTATGTTGCTAAAGCGTATGGTCTCCCTGAACAAATGCTTAGACCGTTTGACGATGTTGTTCAGACTCGTGTAGAACGCCAGGAACAACAACAGCAACAGCAGCAGATGGCGGAAGCGCAGCAGGTAGCCGAGATGGCCAATAAAGCTGCTCCGCTTATGCAACAGGGTGCTTGATGGTCAAGAAGAAAAGTTCTACGAAAAAGTTGGATATTACTGCCGATTACAAAATGATATTCGGATCAGATGCAGGACAGAGAGTTCTCTGGGATATTATGAGAAGTAGCTTTGTCCTGGATACAACATTTTGTATAACGAATGAATATGAGACAATCTTAAGAGAAGGCAGTAGGAACTGCGCTCTTAGGATCATGTCTATTTTAGAGACTGATGAAAAACGATTGATGGATCAGATAAAGGAAGGTTTCGAGTATGACAGAGAGTACGCCGACGAGTTCTGATGAGACTGTTTCTGAAGCTGAGGCCAATTGGAAAGATGCTTTACCTGAAGATGTTAAGTCTGATCCGAGTATGCAGGCCATACAGACAGTGGACAATCTAGCTAAGTCTTATGTTAATGCTCAGAAAATGATCGGGTCTGATAAGATCATTGTTCCTAATAAGTATGCTGAAGATAATGAGTGGCAAGACGTGTTTACTAAGTTGGGGTTACCGGAAAAGGTTGGCGACTATGAGTTATCTTTCAAAGAAGATGGCGATGTTGATAAAGAGTTTTTTGGTAGTTTTAAGGGAGCTGCGCACGATGCTGGCATACTTCCTAAACAAGCTCAGAAGTTATTTGATTGGTACAATAAAACGAATACCGAAATGGTAGATAAATATACAAACGATAGAAAGATGAATGAGCAAAAGTCCGTTGATGGTCTAAAGGCCGAATGGGGATCTGCTTATGATTCTAAAATGAAGGCAGCGAAAGAAGCAGTTCTTCATTATGGAGATGAGAACCTCAAGGCGTTTTTGGACGAGACAGGATTAGGCAATAATCCAAGCTTGATAAAAACGTTCAGTAAAATGGGGGTAGGTTTAACAGAAGATTCTTTTACAGATGGTGGACAGGCCAAATTAGGTTTCTCTCCCCAAGACGCTCAGTCACAAATTAACTCTATTATGTCTGACAAAAATCATCCTTATCATGACAAACACAATCCGAATCATGGAAATGCCGTTGCTGAGATGCAGAAATTGTATCAGCATATAGGTTGACGCTAGTCCATCTCCCCATTATTATAGAAAATAGACACGAGACAATCTGAAAAGACCTCATCTTTTGAGTGTCTAATTCGAATCCTGTAATTTCGGGGCAATTCACCATAATTAAAATTTAAGATTAACGTATAGTAATGGAGATAGTTATGAGTTCTGAAATTACTACAGCGTTTGTAAAACAATTTAGTGCAAACGTTTTTCATCTTTCTCAGCAAAAAGGATCAAGACTTGCTTCACTCGTCAGAAATGAGAGTCAAAGAGGAAAGTCTGCTTTTTATGATAGAATTGGAGCAGTCACTGCCGTCAAGAGAACTTCTCGACATGCCGACACTCCCCAAATTGATACCCCACATAGCAGACGTAGAGTCACACTTGTGGATTATGAATGGGCCGATTTAATAGACGATGCTGATAAGCTGAGAATGCTTATCGATCCAGCTTCAGATTATGCTCAATCAGCAGTTTTTGCTTTAGGCAGATCTAAAGATGACGTCATTATTGAAAATGCTCTTGGTAATGCTTATGGTGGAGAAGAAGGCGCTTCTACCGTTACTCTAGCGAGTGCGAATAAAGTTGTAGCTTTCGATGGTACTTCTACTACAGGTAACAACCTAAACCTTCAGACTCTTAGAAAAATTAAGCAAAGATTTGATGCCAATGATGTTGATGAATCTATTCCTAGATACATCGCTATTGGATCTTCTCAGCTTAATAGCCTTCTTGGAGAGACTGCCATTACAAGTTCTGATTACAACAGTGTAAAAGCTCTTGTTCAAGGTGAGATCGATACTTTCCTTGGTTTCAGGTTTGTTAGGACTGAGAGGCTTGATACATTAGCTGCGACTCCGGCTTACAATAATGCTGACGGTACTCACGGATCTGGATCACAAACTCTTGCCACTGGTGCAAGACGATGTATCGCCTGGGCGCAAGATGGTCTCCTCTTAGCTACAGCTAAAGATGTTACTGGTAAAATCTCTGAGAGAGCTGATAAGTCATACAGCACACAAGTTTATGCTTGTATGGGTATCGGGGCTACCAGGATGGAAGAAAATAAAGTTGTAGAAGTTCTTTGTAAAGAATAATAGGGGGAAATAATGGCTGATAAATACGGTGTAAATTACACCAAACAATTTGTAAATATTCCTTCGGAGAAGATTCCCAAGGGTGAACAGTATGGAAGAATCCATGTTGCGTATGATGAGTTCGATCATACAGCAGCGATTGCGACATCCGATAATATATCTATGATGAAGCTACCTGCTGGGTCTAGGGTCATTGACGCTAAGATCACGTTTACTGCTTTATCAAACAGTGGGGTTCTTTTAATAGGGACCTCCGCTGATCCGAATGCTTATCTTGATGCTGTTGCAGTAAACGCTGCCGGAGCTAATCAGATGGACGCAGAGGCAGGCGCTTTGGTTCAGAACTCTGCTGAAACGCAGGTACTGATCACGGCTTCTACTGCCACGAGTGCGACTTCTGGAACAATTAGATTAGCAATTTTTTATGTAGTTGATTAATTTTTAAGGGGCTTAGGCCCCTTTCTTTTTAAGGGTGTGCTATGTCTTTAACGACTACTGAAACGTCTATATGCAATAGTGCGCTTATTAAAATAGGTGCAGATAGAATTAATTCTATGACAGAGACTAATAGACGTGCTCAGCTTTGTAATGAACAGTATAGTAAAGTTAGAGATGAGGTTCTTAGAAGCCATCCTTGGAACTTTGCTATTACTCGTGCTGAGTTCTCTCAGCTCACAACAACTCCTTCGTTTGGCTATAATTATGAGTATGCTATTCCTTCCGATTGCTTAAGGATATTATCTTTGCATGATAATACTATAGAGTGGAAGCAAGAGGGGAATAAGATTCTCAGTGATAGTGCAACAATAAAAGCTAGATATCTTAAAAGGATCACAGCTCCTGCTGAGTTCGATAGTATTTTTATTGAAGGGTTAGCATTAAGGTTAGCAGTAGACCTTGCTTATAGTTTAGTCCAGTCATCTACTTTATCCCAGAATCTTCTAGGCGAGTATAGTAGACACCTGGCACTAGCTAGAAGCATTGATGCTCAAGAAGGAACTCCCCCAGATTTAATTGACGACAGTTTCCTTGAGGCCAGATTATGAAATATAGGTACGTACAAAATAGCTTTACTAGTGGTGAGCTTCATCCAAGACTTGATGGAAGAACTGACCTGGAAGAGTATGCTAGAGGCGTCAGTACCTTAGAGAATTTTATTACGTTTAGACAAGGCGGTGTTTCGAGGAGAATGGGTTCTCGCTATATTGCCGATCTTTCTCCCGTAGCGGATACCAGCTATGTTGGGCTTGTCCCTTTTATCTTCAGTAAAAAAGAATCTTATAATATCACTATAGAAGCAAGGACAGTGGACCCCACAACACCAGGGGATACGTTACGTTTTAAGATTTATAGTTCTTTAGGTGCATTAGTTAATATAACAACAACTTTAGATGACCCTGGTGCGTACGCCACGCATAAGGATATCACTATCGCTGGAAACAGTTCCTCTTCTATGACTTCTTTGGGAACAGGGCTAGAGAACTTAACAACTGAAATTAATAATTTTGTTTATGTCCAAAGTGCTGACACTCTTTTTATTACCCATAATACGGGAAGAATGAAGCCGTTAGTAATCGCTAGAATAGCATTAGATAAGTTTTATATTTCTAATATAGAAGATTATTTCTGGACTACCGGACCTAAGAAAGATAGTGGTAAACATATTACGGTCGGTAGTGGGTCAGGCGCTAATATTGCTTTGTCGATGAGAACGACTACGGGTGGCGGTGTTCATGTACCTTTCTTTTCTGCTGATGCTATTAACGGGCATCACGGTGCTTATTTTATTATAACAAATACGACTACTGACGAATGTTTCAAGATTAATTGGGATGGTATCCCAGAAGCATTTACAGGAAATTTTGGACCCAGTGTAGCTAACCAAATGGCATCGACTGCTCATGGATTAAATACAGGGGATGTTGTTAGGGCATCGGGGACACTTCCGGCAGCTCCGAATCCTTTAGTTGTTGATACGGATTACTATGTTATGCAACGACTTTAGCCAATGCTAGGGCCGGGACAGTTTTAACTGTGACTAATTCTATAGGCACAACGATAACCCCTAAGTTTGTTTCCACAGTGACATCAACAGATGCTGGAAGTGCTACAGGCACACATAGCTTTAATTCGGATAACTGGCATGAAAGTGGCTTTAATAACTACCGTGGTTTTCCTAGGACTATCTCGATTTTTGAACAAAGACTTATCTATGGTGGTACTATTCTTAATCCTGATACTCTCTTCGGGTCAATGACCGGGAACTTCTTTCACTTTTTAGAGGAGCGTGTTTCTTCTGGCACATTAGGAACAGACACAGAATATACAGGGACGGCAGTAGCGACAGATCCGTTTCAATTTACAATTGCTTCTCAAGAAGTAAACGAGATAACATGGTTAGCACCACATACACATTTAGAAGTAGGGACACTTGGAACTGAGTACATAGTTACAGGTGGAGACAACGCTATATCGGCAATAACTCCTCCTTTTATTAAATCCCAGACAAGTCATGGCGGATCACCTATTCCTATTAGAAAGGTAGACCAGTCTACTATATTTGTATCGAGGGATGGAAAACGCTTAAGAGAGTTTAAATATAACAATGACAACGGTTCTTATGTATCTCGAAGTCTGTCAGTTGCTGCTGAGCATATCGTTAGTCATTTGTTTGATGGGGATAGTTCGGATGCTAGTGCAGGAATCGAAATAGTTCAGTTTGTTTATCAATCCTCTTCAGGGATTATCTGGTGCCTAACGAGTAGAAACGCTCTTATTGGTTTAACCCTAGATAATGATACTGGGACAGTCGCTTGGCATAAACATGTACTCGGTGGAACAACTGTTAAAATTAACTCAATCAGTGTTATTCCTAATTCTAATGGGACTCATGACGACTTATATTTGTCATTGTCTAGAACTATAGACGGAGCAACGGAACATTACTTAGAAAAGATGGGAGAAGAATTTTCTCATACTAAACTAAGCAATAGTTCTACCAGTGAAGATGATCAGGCCTGGTTCAGCGATTCGTCTAAACGAGTACAGATATCAACACTTACGAAAGTGTTCACTTCAGTATCATCTGATGCTACCACTATAACAGGACACGGGTTAGGGACTGGTACTAAGCTTAGGCTAACGACTACAGGAACATTACCTACCGGATTAGCATTATTAACTGATTACTACTTGATAAAAAAAGATGCGAACACCGTACAGTTTGCGACTACAGCTAAGAATGCTTTTGATCATATTCCTATTACTATATCTGGCGGTTCAGGCAACCATACTATCACACCAAGTTCGGCTTATATTTTCCCTGGCTTCTCACATTTAGATGAAGAAGATGTTGAGGTATTAGCAGATGGTTTCTATGAGCAGAATGGACATACACCGCCAACTCTAACGGTACTCTATAATAAAGTCGATGCTAGCAACAACCGGATGAACTTAGTTTATTCTGGTGGGGCTTCTACAGTTATACCCCATTACTTAGTAACAGGTAGTGAGATTTATTATAAGTCTTTTGCCAATGCTACGATAGGTGGAATAACTGAAGGGACTACTTATTATGTTATTAGAGAGGACTCAGCTAATGCAGACGATTATTTCCAACTTGCTGCTACATATGCAAATGCATTGGCAGGAACGGTCATAGGTTTAACCACTTCTGGGATCACAAGTGGTCACTTTGAGTTCTATCCTAGTAATGCTCCTACTCGTATTGATGAGGGTGGGTTCTTACGATTGAACGAACCTGTCGCGGAAGTTATAGCAGGATTAAAGTATACGTCTAAGCTTAAGACAATGAAGCTTGAAGCAGGAGCACAATTTGGAACATCTCAAGGAAGTATTAAAAGGAATGATTCGATTGTACTCAGATTTCAAGGAACGTATGGCGGAAAATTCGGCATTGCTACGAATGAAAATAACCTTGAAGAGATTGTATTTAGGCCAGCAGGACACGGAATGGGCAGCGATCTTGAGCTGTTTACTGGTGATAAGTTTCTCGATTTTCCTGGTGATTATGAACGATTCTTCCAGGTAATAGTAGAACAAGATAAGCCGCTACCCATGAACCTGTTGGCCATCGTTCATAGGGGGCAGACATATGACTGATGCTATTTTTAGCTTCTCTCAGAATCATGTCAATCTTATAAACGCTCCCGAGGATAGCAAAGCTGCAATCCTAGCTAATCATGGCATCAAAGAATTTATATTTGTCACAGTTTTTAAAGGGGCAAATATATTAGGGATACTAGGGTGTAGATATTTAAATGCTAGAGTATGCGAACTTATGGCAGTCCCTGATGTCCTCAATATTCGAAAGTATAACAAAACTTTTCATAAAGCCGTCCTAGGTATGCTCAAGAAGCTGATAGATAAATCCTCGTTTAGAAGATTTCAGCTATTAGTAGATGTTGATTTTAATGAAGGCCAACGGTGGGCCAGATGCTTAGGGTTTGAATACGAGGCCACACTAAAGAAATATAGTGAGAAAGGTAAAGATCAATTTGTTTATGTGAGGTTTAAGTAATGGGAGCATATGCAGCGATAGCGTCAGCAGCGGTAGCTGTAACAGGATCAGTATTACAAGGAATAGCTGCGGATAAGCAGCTCGCAGCAGAAGCTGGTGCTCTCGGAGATGAATACAAGCAACTCCAAGAAGATAAAGAGTTCCTTGCTTCGTCCAGAGAAGAAGAGATTGAACTATTTCAGAAAGAAACACAAGAACTGTTGGGGTTACAATCTGTCGGCTTTGCTAAGGCCGGAGTGGAAATGTCTGGATCTGTATTAAATGTATTAAATAGAACGATGCTAGAAGCTGAGGAAGAAGAATCCCGTATATTACAAGAACATGCTAGAGAGGCTTCTCTTCATGAATTACGCATGAGAAATACACGAAGAGAGATCGGGGCAGTTAGGGATCAAAGAATGATGGGGCCGATTACAACAATATTAGGTGCAGGAGCTTCTGGTGCATCGTCATATTATACCGCAAAAAAACTTGGTAAAAAATAAAGTGACGATTAAAGCAGTAGTCTCTTAGCAAGTATTATGAAACTCACAGATAAGGAACGGTATAATGGTTTATATACCAAAGCGGCAAAAAACTAAGCGTTTAAGTTCACGGATTGGGCAAAGTCCCGGTATAGCTGCTGCTCCTTCAGGTGCGCATACATTAGATGCTGTAGGTAGAGTTCTTGAGACAGTATCGAGTAAATTAGTCCCAGCTATTTTAGGATATTATAAAGAAGAAAGAGAAGAAGAGACTCGAACAAAATCTTTAGCGTTTTTAAATGAAGTGCAAAGTCGGTTTAACAACCGCCCCTCAGACGCATCCTTTGAATGGTATGA